ACACCAGTTCCAGCAAGGGCAATATTGAGTGTTTTGTTAGGTAGTCCACCTTTAGTTACTAGATTAAATTTCTCTAGATCAAATGGAATCTTAAGTTCATCCTTATGGTAGTACTCATACCTATCTAATGCCTGATCTACGTAATCATGACCAATATATTCATCAAATGATACTGCTAATGCATCTTGTAAGATGCTAGGTATAGCACCCTTGTCTAACTTTTCATCTCCACCATCAGCAATCTTAATAGACTGAAGTAATGCGTTATAAACAGCACGTTCTTGACACCATTTCTCTGTGGAGTCAAGTAACCATTCAGTATCTACCCACTCATCATTAAAATTTTCTATTAAATTAGTAGCAGTTTTAAATGTATCATCATTAAGATCAGTTCTCTGCTGTAATCCTATGTTAAGAACCTCTTTAGTAGGAATCTTATCATATTTTGTAGAGAAATCATGTATCTCTTCAAAGATAACTCTCTCCGACATATCCTGAAAATAATCAGGTTTGATAAAAGGAACTACCTTACGATAAAAATCCTCACTACAAAGAAGATTCCTTAAAATTGTTGATTCAACCTTCTCCATAATGGAATACCTTATTTGCAGTTTCTTCTAGTGCTTGAATTACATCTGGAGTAAAGTAGGTGTCTGGATCTGAAAGGATCTGTTTTGCGTAGATCTTTTTGCCTCCAATCTCATATCTTCCTGCAACATTCTTCCAGAGTCCTCCCATCTCACCCAGTTCCAATAGACCATAGTAACGGTCAAGACCACGAGAATCAAAAAATAAACGAGTTTCAACTTTAGATCCTTCACGAGTTAAACGGGACTTTTTCGCCTCACATTTAATAATGTTTCCGACCAGGTCGGTTCCTTCTTTTTCTTTTTTCTTTGAGAGGTATATAATCGTACTAGCAGAATACTTAAGACCACTACCGCCCCCCATCTCTTTAGCAGGTACATACGAGCCAATAACATCATAAGTATGGTTTGTAACTAACATGGGTACATTTGCCTTACCTAATTTCAAAGTAAGAATCCTAAAGCATGACTTAATAAGTTGTGCTTTAGTCATGTCACGAACATTCTTATCGTTAGAGGCATCTTCTACCTCTTTATTAGTCGCTAACATGCCTAGGGAATCAAGCACAAACATGAGAGGTTTTCTCTCTTCTTTGGGCTGGTCTAGATATTTATCGAGTACTCTAACCGCCTGTGTTCTGAACTCTTCTATGGTATTAATAGGGAAAATGACCAATCTTTTTGAATCTATTCCTCTAGTTTCAACCATCTCTTTAGAGATAGCAGATTCAGTTTCAAAATATAAAACTCCAGCATCAGGATGTGTTTTTAAAAAATTCTTGGCAACAGAAAGACAGAAAAATGTCTTACCAGTACCAGTTTCTCCAGCAAGTGCTGTAATTTTATTAGAAGGAATACCTCCCACGATAGATCCACTGACTAGAGCATTGAAAATATGACTTCCAGTATCAACAAATGACTCTACATCACCTGCAGCAATACCATCAGAAGCAATTGTAGCATACTCGTTCTTACTATCTTTAATTATTTGTTTTAAAAAATCCATGTTAGGTGTTGTTCTTATAATATCCATCAGAAAAATTGGAGTAGAGATACTCTACGTTCGGCATCCCAACCGATACATTCTAGCACATTTCTTAAAGGTTCGTAGAATGACTTAAAAAATTGTAAATTATAATCTATATAATTGTCAACGTTGAACTCTTTGGGTATAGTACCCATGAAAGAAACTACATTCTCTCCCATGGGATTTGGTTGTTTTAGATAAATAAACTTTATCTTTTCTCCCTCTTGTATAGGAGCATACTTATGTGATACATTATTCTTTCTAACATAGTAATTATAAAGTAGAGCACCACGCACATGTATAGGTGTTCCCTTTACATATATGTCAGCATTACTCTTATATTTGTCAAGACCATTAACACCACGAGGGAATGCGAGATCAATAGGATCTTGCTTTCTTGTGTCCTCTTTTACAAAATCAATATAATTAAGAACATCCTCGTTAGTACCCTTAATAATAGTCTTAAATGCCTCCAGAAGTTTATCTCTAAAGTATTGTGGAATTGAAGACCTTTGAGTCTCTAGACCCATGATTTTCATCTTGGGTTTCTCATATCTTACACCCTCACTGTCCCATACGTCAAGGATATATCTCTTTTTCGCAGTCCAAATACCCTTTGAAGCAATGTTCTCTCGTGCCATGACCATCTTCTGATCATAAGCATTCAAGTAGTCGGCCAATTCTTGGTAAGAACTCTCAATATACTTCTCAAATTCCAGATTACAGATCTTATCAAGGAACGTAACAACGCCCTCATCAGTTTTCTCTCTCCCCTTGTATACACTTTCAACCAAAGGCCCCAAGTTAAGGTACATAGAGTCAGTATCTGAAGCAATAACATAATCTTCTCCATTAGTTTTGAGTATCTTATTCAAATACTCATTCATTTTATTACCGATCCACCTGATAGATAACTGTCCTGATGTGGTAATTGCCTCTGCAATCTCCAAACGATAGTATCTGAAATGCTCGTTACCAATTGCACCATAAGCACTATTCAATTGAATCTTTCTTGCCATCTGTATGTTATTACATCTAGCAATTTCTTTCTGTAACTCTACACTAGGAGACTTTTCATTCTGCTTTTTAGCAGCAATCATTTTCTTCTTGTAGATAGTACGTTCTTTATAAATTTTCTCCATAAGTTTAGGAAGAAAACCCTGAAACGTAGTGTCATATAGGGTACCATTAGCACATACAGTACAACCCTTTAGATCATCTAATGGTTCCTGTTTGTAAAGTAACCTGTCAATTTGTGCACTGGGGCGTTTTCCTGGTAGTAAGGTCTCTGGCGAGAGGTTATACTGCATGATGAGATGAGGGTACAGACTGTTGAGGTCAAAACTAACAACCCAATCATATATACCTGGTTTTGGTTCTTTAACATAAGCACCTACATATTGGTTATCTTTATTGCTTTCTCTTTTAGGAGGAATAGCAATACCTTGACGTGCAAGATAAACATATATGATGTTATCCCACATCCTTACTTGAGAATATACATCCTCAAAGTTTACTCTAGCATCATATGCCATAGTTATAGCCAAGTCAAGTAGTTTCATCTTGTCATCAAGACGATCTACTAACCTAACGTCATGAATATTATATTCTACAAACTTCTCCCAATCATTATCATAGAATTCTTTGAAAGTATCATACTCCGAGTGATCTAATTTCTTCTCACCCAGTTCAACAAAAGCAATATGATCTAACCTATAAGACTCTTGGTTAGTATAAGTAAACTTCTTATATAATTCTAGATAATCTAGTACTGCAACACCAGAAATGTCATAAGCAATCTGCCTACGACCTTTAATATAAATTTCCCTACAATAAACATTCTTCCATGGTGAGATTAATCTTGACTCTTTCTCTCCAATAACCCTATTGATCCTACGAATGATGTAGGGCATATCAAACAGTTGTACATTCCATCCAGTAATAACGTCTGGATAGTTTGTTTGCCACCAATAGATAAATGCATTAAGCATAGCAGTCTCACTGCCAAAATGCATGTACTTTACATCACCATGAGCACCATCTTTGGTGTTATGATCATAAGGTTTTGTACCAAAAACAGATATAATATTAGTATTTGAGTCCTTGATACTTATTAAAAGTATCTCCTGATCAGCACTCTCAATATCAGGGAACCCATTCTCGGCACCTGTCTCAATATCAAGAGTAAACACACGAATATCACCCATATCATAAGACATGGATTCATTGGGATACTGCTCGTAAATATATTGATTTACGTATCTAGTCTGACCACATATATCAAAGTCAGGTAGATCTCTATGGTCTTGTACAAATTGTTTTGCATCACGAATTGTGCCTTGCTTAACAGGTCTAACATACTTACCATCTAATGTTCTCCACTCCGACTTTTCAAGTGAAGGGAGAAACAAAGTTGGATTAAATTTTACACGATCCTGGTATGGTTTACCTTCATTGTATCCTCGTACCAGAATTGTATCACCTGCTTGTTCAACACTGGTATAAAAGTTCACTTCTTATCATTATATAATTTAAGGATATCATCGGTAGGTTCTGCTACCACAAAGATATCAGTAGACCTAACAGCAATGTCCTCCTTTTTTGAATGAGGAGGATAATGCTGTAAAGTCTTTGCTTTCATCTCCATAGGAGATATTAATTTACAATCTGGATCACCAAGTTCAACTCCACCGATTTCTTCAATCTCTGCAATGATCCAGATACCATCAAGCCGTAGTATCTTGATCATGATCTGGATCCATAGAACCATCAGGTAGAATACCTTCTGGAGGTGAAGTATCTTCAGCAGAAACCATTCCAGTATCTGCTGCAACTTCTTCTTTTGGAGGTGGTGTTTGTTGTGCCCTAGCAGCATCTTCAGCAGCAACTGCTTGTTGTACTGTATTATTATACGCTTGAGCAAGACCTGGATCAGCAGTACCTACTGCTAGTACAGATGAAAAAGGAATTTTAAACTGGGTGTCAGATGAGTAAGGTAACCACTTACTAAATCTAACCTGAACCTCTTGATTAGCTTCATTACTAACACTCTCTGTATTAAGAATGTATGGACGTACAAACATTAAGCAAATTGGTTTGCCGTCTTCCTTATTATCTTCACGTACTTCTTGAAGTTCCGTGATCACTCGTTCTCCAGTCTGGAGAACTGCTATTGCTATTGCCATCTAGTATTCACCTTGTTTGAGTATATTGTAGCATGCTATATTTATTCTGTCAATAGCACCTTTTCCTTTTCTGTTGGGAGAGTCGCATCATTTATAGTATAAGTGATCTTGCGTTGATGTTCTGGGACAATTTTCTCTAGTTTAACCTTCAACAGACCATCCACATATGAAACATCAGAAACCTTAACGTCATCCCCTAGCTGCCATGTGTTGGTGAATGCTCGTTTAGATAATCCATGATGAAGGTATTCATATGTTTTACTGTTACCTCTACTGGTCTTTGAATATACTTTGAGTACGTTTGTCTCTGTCTCTACAAATATTTCTTCCTTACTGAAACCTGCTAAAGCAATCTCTATTTCGTAAGTTGTACTATCAACCTTGACAAGATTGTATGGTGGATAGTTAGTGTTGGTTGAACTCATCGATTCTAAACGGTGAAAAATATCATCCAGACCAACATTGAATGGGGAATAAGTATCCCAAGCTAAATTATTCATTTTAGTTCTCCTTATTAAGCGAGTTTAAATATGATCCCCGAAGGCAATCAATTTTATTTAGAGGTATACTACCACTTTTCAGCAACTATTTCTATGGTGTTCTCTACACTTTTTTGTTCGGAGACTACGGTGTAACCTTGCTTTTGTACGGTTTCCATAACCGTCTCTCTAGCATACTCTTGAGTAACTTTCTCAAGAAATCTTTCAATTGTAATTGGTTCTTTCCATGCATCTAATTCAGCAACTAAATGAAGTGCTCCATCAGCACCTATCTTAAATCCTACGTAACGAGTTATTCCTACCTCTACTTGAACCTGCTCATGCTTATGATTAACTGGGTTGTCCAGTAATACATTCTCTTGAGTATCATAATTCAATGTATTAAGTGCCTTAACAAGAATACCTGTATCTGTAAGTTTAGTCTTTAGTGTTGTGAAGTGTGACATCTGTTACTGTTTCTTGTTTCTGATAATACTCTGGTTTATGTATACGAGAGACTATATTACCTAGGTTCTTTTCAACTTCAGAAGTTAATCCCTCGCACTCGTTTCCAACAGCACCCACAACCTCCTCGGTTACAGTGCCATCTTGTCTAATAGTAAATTTAATTCTCTTTGCCATCAAACGGTAGTTTTCTTTCTCCCAATATTATACTTGGACTCAAGTGTCCACTCATCTTTATCCTTAAAACTTAATACTTTGATTTGATTTAAAGGAGCAATATCTTCTATAGATGTCTTCTCGATGACAGTTACTAGTCCCCAATCTGACAACAACTGTGCTATTCTATTACGACGCTGAACATCATTGTTAGTAAGATTAGTCTTCTTACCATCAAGAGCAAACAACTCTTTGAAATGAACAATATAATATCTTCCTTGCTTGTGTAAGATATGACAAGATTGATATAACTTCCTCTCTTTTCTAGAAGCTACACCAATTCTTGTTAGTGTTTCACGAACTTTTAAAAAATCGTCTGGTTCAGAAAGACTGACCTCCACCATATCAGATGGCTGCCATTCTATCTCAATTTCAGTAGTCATCTTTACCCACCTTTATACAATAGTAATTTTATTTCATCAAGTTGGGATTTTGTGAGTATCCTTAAGGCAGCGATAGCTTTATTATGACTATATCCATAATATTCTTTCACCAAATCAAGGTTCTCAAGAGTGTCCCTCTTGATCCACGGAGAAAATCTCTTCCTCGGCTTCAAACTATTTATCAAAAAATCATACTGCATCTTCTTGTCTAAAGAATAGTACTTGTTCATTTCATTAGCATATAAAACACTGTCAAGATGCTGACTCAATGCTTTATTTACAATAAAAGGTTGATACTGTCTTGGTTGAACAGTACCATCAGACATAAGATTCTTTTTAGATTGATTGATACTATAAAGAACATCAATCAAGTCATTCTTATTACGTTCTTTTCTATTCATGTTAAGTTCATCAGTGGGTTTGAAGTGTTGAACTCATAACCAGTTGATTCTGGTAAATCTAAAGAAAAATTAAATGCAATTGACATTCTATTTTCTTCTGGAGCCTCTTGGGATACGTAATGCATAATCCATGCTGGATGAACAACTAATAACTTTTCAGCAAAAGGAACTATTGTATGCATTCTAGTATATGGAGTATATTCTCCAATAGCATCATGAGGAATCAAATGGTCATGAGTGTTGTTGGGATTTAATAATGTTAGATTACCAGAATCATTTTCTGGATTATTTAAATATAAAATTGCTACAAAAAATGATTGAGGATGGGTATGTGGTTTAGAAATAGAACGTGGATTTCCTTTATTAAACCATACATTGTCAAGTTTTTGTGAATGTTTAAATCCACATTCTTTATAAACTTTATTTACTTCTTCGGTAACTAGTTCCGAAAGACTTTTTATAGGTTCTTCATCCAAGTCAACATTACCAGACTGTCTATATGATAGTTCAGGTCTCAATTGTCTATGACCATAATGAAGCAATTCATAAAGATCAATATCTTCTAAAAATGTCCACCCAATAGGGACTGCAAACATACTCTCAACATTTATTTTCATTATGTAAATACAGCAGTAACACCTATAACTTTGGCGTTTGGATTACGAGCAAGTGCTACCTGTCTTGCCTCTTGATAGTTACGTGCCTGTACAGTCTCTGTAAAGACTGTTCCTGCTACGAATAGTTTTACTTCACACTTCATAATTTGTAAGGACTAACTCCTTCCTCTCTGCCTGATCTGTATTATAGCATCCCACAGACCTCATGGTGTAAGTGTGTGCAAATTCT